TGTACTAATGCCTTTAGCACTATCAACTAAGAATTTTATCATTTCAGTATTTTCTTTATCATTCTTTTCTATAAACCCTATATTTTGCATCTTGTTGCCATTTGTTGGACTTACTGCTGAATCAGAATCTGATACCATGACAATGCCGCTTTCTGAATCCCAAAAAACATTTTCAATTTCTGTCTTTGACAGGTATCCATCAACTATATTTTGTCCATTTACTTTTTCAATAGATACAATGTTTGCAAACTGATTTGCTGGATTGTCAACAAGAGAAAGTTCATGTAGTTCATAATTCTTAATTACACGGACGGTTTTATCATTTTTTTCATCATAGGCATCGTCCCAAGTCTTAATGTTTCCACCAATTGAAAAACCAGTATATGTTCCATCTAGAACCTTTTCCCATGCATCTTGTGCACCCTTTGAAACGTATGCAGAAATATAAACTCCGCTATAAAACTTTTTATCATTTGGATCAAAATATTTATCTTCTTTAAATGAAACAATCTTTCCAACTGCTGATGGTTGGTGCATTTCACGAAGGTTGCCACGGAAGTTTTTAAATGCATCTATACTAGATTCTGTTGTTACAATATCGCCTTGGCGATCAACGTTATCAAGCGTTGCAAAACCTGACACCATACGGCGTTCAACATCTACTTTTCCGATGGGCATTGAGAGGCGAACATTGTCACCTTCAGTTACCCAATGAGCCTTATTTATTAACATAGCCTTCTTATTATAGCATTTGTTTATAAGGTTTTCTCAATTATTGAGATGCTCTTCCTTCTCCCTTTGGATTACGTCCAGATATAGTTGTTGTTGAATCAGAGTTGTTATTTGTTCGTTGTGCATCTCTTGCTCTGTTACCAGCAAGATTAGCAGTTGCATCTGCTGCCTGTCTTGGAGACATAATAAATGGCTGATCTCCATCTGTTCTTTGTGGCAAGTCAAGTTTTTCACGAGCCTCATTTGGAGTCATTACCTGTGTCTTTACATATCTTTCAAGAATCTGAGATTGTGCAATTTCATCTGTAAGAGTTAACTCATTAAACTTTAACTCAAGAACATCTGTCTTTTCCTTGATAATCTTATTGACAATTTTCTCAAGATGTCTTTGTGCTGGGCGAGATACTTGCTCTTTAAATGTACGATCCTGAGATAGCGCTGCTGCTGTACCGCCTGAATCTGCCCCACCTAACTTAGAAATAGGAACTTGGTGAGCAATTAAAATATCATCACGATTTTGCTTGCGATACTCTTTAAATGATCCATCCTGAATACCATTTTCAATTGGCTCCATTTTAAACTCAACCTTATTGTTATCAGTATCTCCAGGAAGCGGTATATAGAGTGTTCTATGAGATTGAGCCTTTAGCCCAGTTTGTAAAAATCTAAACATCTTGTCTTCTGCTTCATTTGAAAGTTTTGCACCTTTTAAAGTTACAACATATCTTGGAACTGCTTTATTTTCAAAATAATCAATATTGTACTGAGATGCAAGTTGATCTCCAATAAGAGATGGCATTGCTGCAATAATGTCTGGAATTCCATAAAATGTATTTAATGGAGAATATTCTTTAAGATGGATGATTTCATTTGGGCGTGGATCTGTGCCAATTGGATTTCCATTTTTTGCTCCAAAATTTCTAAAGTAAACAACTCTTTGTGCAATAATTTGAATATACCCATCACGAAGACGGCGAACACGAATAGTTGTTGCTGGAATATGTCCAACATATCCAATGTCTCCAGTTACCGTTCTTCCTATTTCAATAAACCCATTACCAGTTGCTTGAAGGTCTGTATAAACCTTTTCCATTGTTTTTGTAAAACTGTCATCGTCATTAAGATTTTCTAGCCAATCACGTAATTCAATTTTCATTCTTTCAATACGATTACGTGCACGATCAACTGCAGCCTGATCATTGTTATTTTCAAAACGTAGCATAGTTCTATCTGTTACATCAAAACGATAGCCCAGCCCAACAACGTTTTCTACCTTTGCATCAATAGCAGCATGATTAGCAAAAGATGTATCATAGTAGTTTGCTAATTCATACATATTATATGGAGGTGTAATTATGTCAAATAGTCCATATCCGTTCTGGTATACGGTTCCAGGATTAATTTGTTTTGATCCAGAATCAACTCCAGATGGGGTTACATTTGCTGCATTTAAATATGCCTGATTACCTTCTGGATTAATATATTTTGCCATGTTGCGAGTAGTTCTACGGCGAAAGTTTTGATCAAGACCAACATAGTCTTTTAATATTTCCCAAGACTTGTTGAATGGATCTTGTGATTTAAAAATGTTTTCATCACGCTCTTGAGTGTTTAACCCTACACGTACGTATTCTTGATCAGCCATTTTCGTATGCATCTCTTCCATGTTTGTCTAATGTTTGTTGTGCTGCATGCCAAGCACCAAGGTCATTCATTTAAGGAATTAATCCAGCCTTTAGTCTTTCTTTTTGTTCTGAATATTCTTCTTCACTAATTCTATGTAGCCCAGGAACAAATACTGCTTTTCCCTCGCCATCATCTCCATAAGATATTGCAGCACTTCTTAATTCAGAAATCTTTGAAAGGTCTCCTCTGTCTGCAGGTATGTTTAAAATTGAACCTTCATCATCCGTAAACCACTTGCCATTTGACTTCTTGTATACGTATAGTCCCCAGTCATAGTGCTTTTCAATTACTTTACGTCGCACATTTTTTACATAGGGTTTACCAGTTTTTGGATTAATTAAGGATTCCATAACCATAAGTATAGCAGATTATACTGGTGTTGAGATACTTGTTGACCACTCTGTTTCTGTATATACCTTTATTAATTCTGGTACATACGATATTCCCTCAGAATCATCAATAATAATCTTATTAGTTCCCGTATAAGTCTTATATATATCTGAAGGATTAACAAAATAAAAGTCTGTCTGTCCTAAATTAAGCACACCATCCCATGTATAATTATTTAACCAGAATTGCCACTGGAATGTAGTAACTGTGTCTGTTAAAACCTTAAGCCATGGTCGCTGTGCACTGCTCTGAACTTCGCTAATGCTATTTGCTTGATAGTATGCAATATTATTAAATACTGCTGGACCTGTAAGATTAATATTTCCAAGGTATGAGTCAAATAATAAGGATACCGCAAAAGATATGCCAATAACTGACCACTCTTTAATATTTGCAATTGGTTCTCTAACTATTGAACCATTTAAATAAAAGGCTATACCTTCATATGGGGTGCCAGATGCATTTAATGCAAAGATTCTTCCTCTATTTCCAGAATCGCTGTTGGCTACTATGTAAACCTTGACAGTTCCCTGTTTATGATTTATTTCAAATAGTTCAACTGGATCTGCTGGGAAAAAGTCTTTATCATATCTAAACCATAATTGGGCTGCACTGACCTTATAGTTTGAAGCAAGTTGGCTATTTATAGGGAAGGAGATACCACGATTAATTAGATTGTTTTGCTCTCCTCTTATTTCTATACCTGAATTTTTTGTTAGATATAGGTATGGCGTACTTTCTTTATAAATGCTAAATGGATTTTTAGTTTTATAATCATAATAGATTCCGCTCTTCTTGTATGGAAACAGATCTACTCCAAATCTTGTTCCAACTGGATTTGATGAGTTGCTATTTAAAACCTGCGAGGCAAACTGAAGTTTATTTAGTAAGATTGGCTTTGTTAGAATTCCACGACTTTTAATCTCTAAATTATAGACAATTGCCAATGAGTTAAAGTCAATGTTTTGTTTTGGATATATAATTGTATTGTTTAGAATTTCAAACTTTGTGGTTTCCCAGTCAGTATGATCATTAAGATCAATAAGGTTATACTGGTTTGGTTTTATTACATCAGCATATTCTTCAACAGAGTTTGCCCCATCTATTACATATTGAAATGTTGCATAACTCTTAATTTCTGAGTTGGTTGTATCATAAAAATAATCTCCATTAGAATCTTCTGTAAGTTCTGTTGGTGATGGGTATCCAATATTAAACTGTAAAAAATCTAAATCATAATGCTTGTTGCCAGATTCATCAGTTACATATTTTGCAAAATAAGATAGTGGAAGATAGTCCTGCCAGTATGAGGCAACA